GCTTTGAGTATTTCGGTGGCAAGGTAAGCGCTGTTTGAGTTCGTCCCCTGTTTGACCGCCGACGGCGTGAAGGTGTAGCCAGATGGAGAAGCCGAGCCGAGGCGGAAAGCGCAATAAAACGATTTGTCCGCCCACTCGTTTAGCTTCACATGGGTAAACGGTTGCACCTGTCCCGCCGCCCATCTTGAGGCGTTGCCGAAATCGTATTTGCTGACGTTGGTTTGCTTTTGAAAGTCAGTTAGCAGGAAGGTGTGCCACGCCGCCGTCGGTGTGGTCGTTCCGTTCTGTTTCATTAGCACGACGTCGCCACGCTGTAAGGCGTTCGGGTCGGTCACTTTGTGCCATCCGTGCGCGATTAACCACGGCTCGAGGTTCATAACCGTAACGCCGCCTGCGGGTTGATCGTGAAGCCCTAAATCCCAAAGAGGCCGCGCTACCGCCCCACGGTCGCAGGACGTTATATGGTCAGCACACGGCGGGATTGCATGGCTGTCGCCGTATGAGTACCGCCCTGCTTGGCACTCCTTAAAAAAGGCCGCTGTTGCGGCGATGTGCTTCTCCACTGTGATGATTGGCATGGTCACTTTGTCCCCATAGTCAAGATTGATGGCGGTGTGATGATGCTCTGACAGCAAAATATCCCCCGCCAAGAGGTAGGCAGGGGATGATAAATATTTTGCGTCTCGCAGGGCTTCAAAGCCCGCTGTGGTAAGCTGTGCATACTCGTTGCCGGTGTACATGTCGGCACTAACGTTCTGGAGCGCCGCAAGTCCGAGGATGTAGCCCGTCGCCTTTACGATCGCCGCGACTCCTGCGGAGCAATCAGATTCGCACTTAATACGGATAGCGCTTGGAAAGTAGCCAGCCTGCTTGAGCCGATACCAAAATAGGCCGCGCTCGTTTTGGTCGTATCCGACATGGTCGTTGTCCGCCGCCTCACCTGCAAGCTGTGCGATAAGGCCGCGCACCGACGGGTCGGGGTGGCGCAATATCACCGTCCACGGGCGGTTATACCACGAGCGCCTGACCCACTCGCCGCCTTGGTCGCCTGCCTGTCCGCCGCTGTACTGACCGCGCTCATCGTGGCCCGAATTGCTCAGAATTTTAATCACCCTCTTTTAGTCGCGATGCGCGTCCACGTAAGCCTCAGCCGCCGAGTAGATAGCCGCAGACAGCATCGAGCAGATGATGCCGACCGTGGCGAGGCGTGTGTCGCCCGATGCGATGCCCGTGATACTCGCGCCGAGTGACCCGAGGAAAGCCGCCGTCGCAAGCCAGAATTTGCGAGATGTTAGTTTTTCTTTCATGCTTATCACCATGCGAACCATCTGTATTTTACGCCCGCAGGGAACTCTGCTATAGTGCCGTTCCCAAGCAATTTTAGGTAAATGCTGTCGGCGTTAAACTGGATTTTATCTCCACGCCATGACGGTGTGCGGTCATTTGGCCAGAATGTATTAGCGGCACTTCGAGACAGAAGCGAATAATCTGAGGCAGTGCCACGCACACAAATCACGTCACCGCCCCCCCCATAGATGGTCGGCACATCTGCCCACTTCATGTCGATAAGCATAGCAAAATTCGACCATGTAGCGGTCACGGGAATGGTTAGCTCTGTAACTGTCTCGGCTATAGTGATTTCGCCTGTTTCGAAATCGCCGCCACCTCCGCCGCCTCCTTCTGAGACGGTCAGTTTGCCTGATATTAAGATTTCCTTTAACGTCATATGCGCACCTCCTTACTGCTCGACCCACTGAGTGCCGTCCCAGACGTGCATCTTGCCTGTGGAGATGTCGTAGACAATAGACCCCTGTAAAAGTGTCTGCGTCGGGATGGTCTCGATTTCGGATGTAGCCGCAACGGTAAATTCCTCGTGCGTCTTTGAGTAAGTAACGCCGCCCTCCTCGACTACTTCAATATGATCGTTCCACGTGACTACCGCCATTTTTTAACCCTCCATTTTCTCTAAGTCATCAATACGGTGGTTAGCAACTTTAATTTTCTCATCTAAAAGCGTAACGCTTTCTTCGACTTTATATGTTCGCTCGATTAGTGTGTTGTGTTTTTCAACTTTTTTTTCGAGCTGTTCTATCCGATAAACTACCAACTTATTAGCCGCCAAGATGCCCGCTAATGAGCCGATAGCCGTACCTAAAAGACTAAGTAATGCCACTATGATCTCCGTACTCATAACGCCTCCACCTGTAGATAAGTTGACGAGTGACCCGCATCATGAGTTCCTGCCGCGCCTCGACACCGAGACGCTAAAAAGATTATCTGCCCCGCTGTGAGGTTTACTATTTTCGGCGCGCACTGAATAGCCCTTGCGCCTGTTGTTCCCATATAGGCCAACGTCCCCGCGACCTCTGAACCGGCACTAAACGATGACCCGACCTTGATATAACACCCAAGCATCGTCGTGCCGCTTGCAGGCGTGATGTACACCGAGCCGCTGACCCTGTAAAGCCCCGACTTGGCTACTTTAATGCCGCCGCTTGACAAGCTGTAAACGTCCGAGCTTGAGTTGATACCAAACGCCGTTAAAGTCACCTGTGTAACGCTTGTGCCCGATGTTGCCGTGCCGCTACCGCTTGCCACGCTGACAGGCGGGATGCCTTGTGTGGCGCTCTGTGCGCCCGTATCCCGTGTGATAACGTCCGCAAGGGTAGTTTGTAAAGCCCCGACCTCTATCGCGTCATACAGCTCTGTAAGCGTGTTGTAGACCGTCTTAACAACCTTGGTTTTGACGTTCACGCCGATAGCGTCGTAAATCACGTGGACGACGTCGCACAAAGACACGTGTTCAAGTGCCGCAATAGTCGCATACTCTTTTAGCTGATGGAGCGTGATAAAGGATAAGCTGATGGACTCCACCGGCGCGCCGTAACCGTTTACAAGTGACTGCGCCCGCGCTGTGAGCTGTGCGGCGGTGGGCTTTTTTTGAAAGTCATTGGTAAGGTCAAGTGCCTCGTAGCACTGTACAGGGTAAGACCCCGATGCCGCCACCGCGCTATTTGGATAGACAACGCCCTCGTTCTCTTTGTACCAGAACGGAAAGATGCCGTTATAAACCGCGCCGTTGACGTCTTGCTCCAACTCGGTAAGGTTTTTGCCATAGCGGATCGTGACGCCGTTGTCCGACCCTCTTGCCTTGAGGAGTTCCACCTTGAAATTGTTAAAATGATATTCGCCCCCAAACAGGTCTAACAGCGACCCGTCCGCCCCGCCGAGTAGTGACCGCACCGAGCGCGGCGTAGTAAAACTATAATTGGTCGTGTTGGTAAAGTCCGTGCTAAACGTAAAACCGACATTAGCCACCGCGTGTGAGCTGATACCCGCAAGTGTAGCCGCCACGCCTGCCGCGCTGTACGGCTTCAACGGGACGCCCGATAGCCTATAACTGATATGCTCTGCCTTGATGACGTAAGCCGCCGAGAGCGACCTCGCAATGTCGTAGATTTGGAACAACTGCGGCGCATCGGTGTCGTTGGCCTTGGCCTTAATGACCATGCCCACGTCAATATCCTCTGACCATAGACCGTTAGACGGGTACTGCATCTCAAGTTCATACTCGCCGTTGCGTTCTTCGGTAACGAGGCAACTAATGCAGTCCGCAAGCACGCCCACTCCGTTGCTTGTAAAGGCCGTCTCTGTGGCGGCGTATAGAATCGGCTTCATATCTTCCACCACCTCGGCAAGACTTCGGCACTAACAATAGACGGGGTTATTGCCACCTTTACCGTTCCGCTAAAAGTAAATGTCCCTGTCATAGTTACATATCTGTTCAAGTTATACGTCACATTATTTAAATTGGCGTATGCGTTCATCGTGTCACAATCAATGTAAAACTCCGTAAGCGTCACCGAATCGCCAACCGTCGCGGGCGTGTTGAGTCCTATTATGCTATCAGCAATCGTCATTACGTTAGGGTCACTAACAGCACCGTCAACATAGATATGGATAAGCGGGGAATATTTGACAACACCGTCGGGCGGTATTAACTCCCGATAGTTGGCAAACAACGACTCAACCACGTCACCGAGATGCTTAACCTCTAATTGTAGCGGCATCGGGAAAACGTACCAAGGCGGCGGCGCGTAGCCAACAGCCTTTTCATATGTCATATCATCAGACAAATATACCGTTCTGGTCGTCACCTGCCCCGCCGTCTCGTTAATTAGCGGCGAGCCGGTGCAAGTCAACAGTGCAATACGGTCGCTATAAACTCCTCCATCCACAGGCTTTAAAATGCTTGTAAAACCCTCGGGGTAATAGATTTTAAAACTGTCCGTCGGTGCTGTATATGCCGACATATTAAGCGCCATATATTCGCGATTTTCGTAATTCGTGACACCAGCAACGCGCATCATATCAAGCGCCGTTGAATTTAAAATATCTTTTCCAAGCCCCATGACGTACTGAGACGTCATATGAGATTCGGGCGTAAGCTGTGACACGTCGCCACTTGTCAAATACCTCTGTGGCTTCGCGTCAAATGTTAGTATCGCTTTCCCGCTCTGGGTGTCGCTCTGGTCGCGCTCACACTTAACAGCACGCGCAACGCGGTACTCATTCGGATAAAGGCTATCTTCTAACCGCTGATAGCCATTCTGCACCATTATAGCGGCTCTGAGCGCGTCGTAGAGGGTGATAAAGTCACTATCTACCGCCGCTCCGTCTATGGCTATCTCTACCGTTAATTCGACGTTTTTATAGCTCCCGTAATCGACAACGAGGTCGCCGGACCGGCCCGGCACTTCAAAAGTCACTACGTCCTTTTCTGGCGTCGGGAAGTTTATTGGTTGTAATTTGTAATAGGCCGCGCTTGTCGACGTGTCAAACGTGCCGAAAACAAAATCTGATTTAGGCAAATGCGGCCTCCTTCCTAAGTACCGAGTTGGTTAAGCGGCGTTCAAATGTGTTATAAAGGTCATCCGCTGACTGATTGGGTGTCGCGTAGATGTTAACCATGATCGTGCTTGTCCCGCCTGCCGGTGTAGCCGCGCTGTCGTAGCTGAGTGACTGGTAAAACTGAGGCGTAAAGCCCGCCTGCATATCGGTTCTTAAACCGCTCATGGCTTGACTGATTAGCCCCGCGTTATCCTCGATACCGACTGCAATACCGGCGGGAATCCAACGCCCGATCTCGTCCGCCATGACTTTAGACGGAGACCCGATTTTCATAGCACTTTTGAGATTACTAACGAGGTTTGACGCAAAATTGCGAATCTGTCCAAACAGCCACCCTGCGGCGTTGCTGATGCCGTTCCAAATTCCGCGCACGATGTCTAAGCCGATAGAGCCGAGAGAGCCTAACACCGATAACAGGCCGTTTTTGATCGTATTTAGAATCGTTACACCCGCATTTCTCAAAGACGGTGCGCCCTGCGCTAAAGTGCTAATGATGGATTTAAGCAACGAGCCGATGGCCTTAATGATTTGCGGCATGGCCTTTGCCAGACCAGACGCAAGCGACGTTATAACCTTGACGCCCTGTTGTACTATTTTGGGGAAGTTGTTAGTAAAGTAGTTAATGATCGAGTTTAGAATCTGTGGCACAGCCTGCATAAGCACGGGCAACGCATTTATAAGCCCGTTTCCTAACGCCGCTATGATGTCACCTGCGGACGTCAGTATCATTGGCATCCCCGTCGCTATCGCGTCGATTATCGCCTGTATAATCAACGGCAACTGCTCGATTAAAACGGGCAACGCCGCGACAAGTCCCTGCGCTATGCCGTTTAATAGCTCTAAGCCCGCCTGTAATAACATCGGTGCTTGCGCTATAAGGGTCTGCACTATGTAGCTCAACAATTCAACGATGGCGGGCATCATGATGGGCAACGACTGAGACAGCCCCGTCATAAGTGCCGATAAAATGCCCGTGAGGGTCGTTAGCATTTCCTCTAAGCCCTCACCGCCTATAAACTCTGTAACGCCGTCGACCCATGCCTCGGCCTCCGCTACAAAGTCAATGGCTTTAAGCTCATCAAAAACACTTGTGCCGATTTCTCTAACAAGCGTGATAAGCATCCCCGGAAGGCGGCTTAATACGTTGCCGATCATCGGTAAAAGATTTCTGAGGTAGACAACGACCGAGCTACCTAACGCCTCTAAAGCCTCGCTAACGCCCGTTCCTGTCGCCATAGCGCCTTGCAGGTTTTCCCAAGACGCTTTCATAGCGCCCGACGCGCCCGCTAACGTTGTCGACGCCTCGCGGGCTGTTGTACCTGTGACGCCTAACTCCTCTTGCACTACGTGGATGGCCTCGTAAACATCACTTAAGTTGTTAATGTCGTACTCGACGCCGCTTATAGCCTGCGCGTCTTTTAAGAGGCGCTCCATCTCGGTTTTAGTGCCGCCATACCCCAACTTGAGGTTGTCCAACATTGTGTAATTTTGTTTGGCAAAACCTTGGTAAGCGTTCTGTATCGCCGCCATGTCAGTGCCGAATTTGTTAGCGTTGTCGCCCATGTCTATCATAGCCATGTTAGCGACCTCGGCGGCCTTTTCCGTGTCACCGCCTAACCCCTGTAAGAGCGACGCGCTAAAGCTCGTGACGTTTTCCATGTAGTCATTGGCACTAATGCCGACCGTCTGCCACGCGTCGTTAGCATATTTAACCATTGTGTCGGCGTCGTTTTTAAAAAGCGTCTCAATACCGCCTATGCTCTGCTGTAAAGCGCCCCCCGCGTCGACCGCGCCTTTGACAAAATCCCCGACGCCTTTAGCGATCCCTGCGGCGGCAATAGCTTTTAACATTGTCTTGGCAAAACCGCCGCCCGCTTTTGTGCCTGCCTCTTTACCGGCATTGTCGGCGGGCATCCCTAACTGCTTTTTGAGTTCGCCGCCGATGCCCTCTGTCGTTGGGATGATTTGCACATATGCGGTTGCTATTGATTCAGCCATGGTCTATCTCCCATAGTAACTTGGCTCTTGCTTCTTCAAATTCTCGCCCGCTCGTAAACGTGAGCGGCTTTTCTTGCGGCTCTTTAGTCAGCGCGTCTAACACGCTTTCTGGTTTGTTGCGCCCTTTTGCGCCGTCCTTTGTGCGTTGCCACACTAACGTTGTAAGCCTGTCGACCGCCGCCGCTAAAAGAGTCTTTAACGGGTCTATCTTTGCACCTGCAAGCGCCATCTTTATGCGTGAGTCGTCACGCAGACCGCATGAGAGGGTCGCCAGTCTTTCGACCGGCAACGCCTCCCAATTAAAAAGTCCATAAGTCTCCGCAAGGTCACAATAAAGTGCGTCCTCGTCCTCTGCTATCATGGCGACGAGGACTATTATTTTTTTACGTCGGCGCTCCCGTTCTTTAGCTGTTCCATGATGTTGCTGAGTTCGCTAAAAACGTCGTGTGGGTCA